TATGTATAGATGAGATTTAGGGGTAATTGAATAGTGTATAGGTATGCTACCAGCTCCCCTCTAAGATTTTCAAAGGGTATGCCTGCCTGCCTTGCTAAATGCCTGTAATTGCTTGCTATTGGCATGGTAATGGCTTTTGGGCATAGCAAAATAACGCATAACAAGCACAACAAGACGGCTACTTGAGTTGGGCATGGGCAGGTGGAGTGCGTACCCCCCAACTGAGTCCCCCCAGAAAAAAAATCAGTTTTTTACAAACTCTGAAAACAGATGGTATTGGGGGCAAGGTCTATGGTGTCAGAGGTAGTGCCGTAGATCTTTCTACTTAACACCTTGTTTTTATTGTGAATATTAAAAGTTGTCCAGAGTGGTCCTGTGTCCACCGCCTCAATGTGCTGCACACCTTTGGAGAGAACACCGATGTCGGTGACGGTGAAATGATGGTCTAAAGTGCATGGACACATCCCCGTAGGGTAGGTTGTTACGACTTTTATCCCCTCGTTTGTCAGATTTAACACCCTCTTTTGCCAATATTCGGGGGTATAGCTGGGCAGTTGGTTAGATGCTGGGGGAGAATTGATCAGTAAGTAATCAAACTCATACCGAGCTGGTGCGTTCAAATCAGGGTAATCGAACAATAGGTCATCAGCTTCAGCTATGGGATTGCTAACCTCCAGGCGATCTGAGAGGTAGGCGAACCAGTCCAAGTGGAAAGCTACCCAATCCCTACGCTTTTGATGGTTGTAAAAGAAGTTGGCATAGCCGATCCAGGAGTTAATGGCGGTGGGCGGAATAATTAGCCCCTGCAAGCTAATAGGCATATCCTCCAGCAAGGGCGTAAGTTGGGCGTGGTATTGCTCATTGCAATGGTGCGTGAACTCTAAGTGGGGGTTTTCCTGACAAACCCTTCTCAAATACTGAAGATGAATGAGTTGATCGCCTAAGTGATATTCATTGTATGTGTGTATCATGTTAGTGTATGATGTAGGTTAATGAAAGGAGTAGTAGAGATGAGTATAGCAATAGAAAAGAATATTCCAATCCCTCCTGAGAGAAAAAGAAATATCTACCCCTACAAGCAGATGGATGTGGGAGAGAGCTTTCTTGTGCCAGAAACTCGGATTCAGATTGTCTGTAATAACAACTATCGTGTCAGCAAATTAACAGGGATGAAGTTTATTGCCCGCAGAGAAGGGAGTGGTGTACGAGTATGGAGAACGGAATGAACGGAACTACAACGGTTGAGCAATACATTGAAAAAGCCAACGATGAGGCTAAGAAGATGTATATGCAAAGAATCTGGAATATGGAAAAGGATGCGATCTTTCATGAACTCATGCGAGTACATGGCGAATCCTCCAAGCTCTTGCTAAGAGCAGAAGCAGAGATCAAATACCTCAAATCCTTGCTTGATGGTCCAGAGGATGGGGATGCAAGACATTGAGCGCTTGCAACAAGAAAGACTGATCTACAAGACCGAGATGATGAGAGCCTTATCCTGCCGAACCAAGAAGCAGAAAATAGTTTTGGCAGCCGAGTGGCGGGAAAAGTACAGCCCAATGACTTATGACGGTCTGATTAGCCTGGCTAAGAACCATACAGCCCGTTTAAAGGTGGCTTATTGGGATTTGCCAGACTTTGAGAGTAAGCGCCTGGAGAAACATAATTGAGAACCGCAGCCGTAGTGACGGTGACTAATGGCAAGCGCCCTTGGCAGCTATCAAACTGCATAGCCAGTATTCGGTCACAAACCTATCCTTGCCAGCACTATGTTTTGTGTGACCACGACTTTAATATGTTTGCTGAGCTAAAGCGCTTATATCCTGAAGTATTGCTGTGCTATTGGAGTGGAAAGATTGGTGGCGATGGCTGGGCTGGGCAACGCTGGCTATCGGCAGCCCCTCACCTGATTACTGAGGATGTCACCTTTTTTTGTAACGATGATGACTGGTTTGATTCTGACCATGTGAAATCAATCATGGACAAGATTGATCAAGGATGCGATTGGGCTTACTCTTTGCGTAAAGTTTGGGATGAAGATGGCAAATCTTTTATTAAAGATAATTGCGAAGCATTAGGCGAATTGAGTGATACTTGGAATATCCCAGGTCACCGCTTTGTGGATTGGTGTATGTGGGGTATGAAAACAGACCTTTTAAAACAAATCGCCATTGTGCTAAACAATCCTAGCCCTCAAGTAGATCGTATGTTTTACGCAACAGCAAAACAATTATTTGCTAACTTTACAAGCACAAACCGTCATACCTTTAACTTTAGGCTTGGTGGATCTTGTGGAGTGCAAAAAGAGTTCTTTGAGGCTGGCAACGCAGAGATGTTGCAGCGCCACAACGGAGTATTACCTTGGGTAATCAATGAGTAAATTTAATTTAAATCAGTTTTACCACTTTTGTAGGCAGCTCAAGATTGAAACCAAAGAGCAAGGCTTACGCAAGATGGATCACCTTCTGGGTACGCAAACCTATGTGATGGAGGAGTTTGCCAAAGGCTTGGAGGAGGATGTTCACTTCTTTGTTATTTTGAAAGGCAGACAACTTGGAATCACTACAATATCACTCGCACTTGATCTCTACTGGCACTTCACCCATCCAGGGCTTCAAGGCACACTCACAACTGATACGGAAGAAAATCGGGATATGTTCCGATCAACCCTTGCCATGTATATGGATGGTTTGCCCAAGGAGTACCGCATCCCGCTTATTGCTCACAACCGAAATCAGCTTTCCCTCAAAAACCGCAGCCGTTTATTTTATCAAGTCGCTGGGCTTAGAGCTAAAGGAAGTCTGGGTCGTGGCAAGGCTATTACATACCTACATGGAACGGAAACTAGTAGCTGGGGAGATGAAGAAGGACTAGCTTCCCTACTAGCTTCTTTGGCGGAAACCAATCCAGATCGGATGTACATCTTTGAATCTACAGCTCGTGGCTTTAATATGTTTCACGATATGTATGTGACCGCTAAGCGGGCTAGAACTCAGAGAGCCATCTTTTGTGGCTGGTGGCGCAATGAGCTATACATGGCTGATCCTGATTCCCAGATCTACAAGGTGTACTGGGATGGCAGGATGACAGGCGAGGAAAAAGAATGGGTGCGTGATATTAAAAAGCTCTATGGCTTTGAAATCAATAGCCGTCAATTAGCCTGGTGGCGCTGGAAGATGAGTGAGGGTATAAAGGATGAAAGTCTGATGTATCAGGAGTTTCCGCCTACCGAGGACTATGCTTTTGTGATGACGGGAACTTCGTTCTTTTCTAATGCGAGGTGTACAGATGCCGTCAAATTACTTAAAAAGATTCATTGCGATTACTACCGCTATAGCTTCGGAGTTAACTTCCAGGATACGGAAGTTATTAAGTCCACAGAACGACTGGCTACTCTCAAAGTATGGGAAGAACCTGTTGATACTGCTTATTATGTTATTGGTGCTGACCCAGCTTACGGTAGCTCTGACTGGGCTGATAGATTTTGTATTCAGGTCTTTCGTGTATATGCCGATGGTTTAGAGCAAGTCGCTTGCTTTGCTACCTCAGAACTGAATACCTATCAGTTTGCTTGGATCATTGCCCACCTCGCTGGCGCTTACAAAAACTCCACATTGAACTTGGAAATCAACGGTCCAGGGCAAGCAGTTATCAATGAGCTAAAAAACCTCAAGCGCCAGGCTGCTGCAATGGGTAGCGCATTAGGCAAAGACCTGATGGATGTGTACGCCAATATGCAAAACTATATTTGGCGCAGGAACGACACCCTTGGCGGTATGTCTAACTCCATTGGCTGGCTCACCACAAGCGCTACTAAGGAGAGGATGCTCACCTACATGAAAGACTTTTTTGAGCGTGGCATGATGGACATCTACGATATGGACACCATTGAAGAAATGAAAACCATTATTCGTGATGGTGGCTCAATCGAGGCTTCAGGGCGCAATAAGGATGATCGGGTAATTGCTGCTGCTCTAGCTTGCGCTGCCTTTGCCGAGCAAGTCCAGCCAAGGCTTATAGCCCAAAAGATTACTAAGAATGTATCTCGCACCCAAGATGAATTTACCCCAGAGCAATTAACCGTTGGTCGTAATGTGAGCGATTACTTAAAACGCATTGGAGTGTACGGTCAATGATGCCTACTTTGCCTAAAGCCTTGCTGCGTAAAGCAATGAAGCGCTTTTTACAAGACAAAGATCGTGGCATATCGGTTGAACTCTTTGCTCAGCTTGCGGGTTTGTCTAAAAGCCACATCAAAGATGTATTTGTTTATGAAACTGAGCCATTAACCGAATATGTCCAGCGCAGAGTGTCCAAAGCCTATAACGAATGGACTAGCGGGGAGGTAGCGATCATGCAAAACCGAGATAACACCAGATTTGTGCAATACCGTAAGGAATCTAAGCCAATCATGCAAAAAAAGACTACTTTGCAAATGGTTGACGGAAAAATAGGATTGAAAATCGGGATTGCGCCTAAATATGATTATTTAACGCAAACACTTGACGAACAGCTTGAAAGGGGATAGAAATGGCGGTATTAAATGATTACAAGTGTCCAAAACATGGGTATTTTGAAGCGAGAAAAGCCCAATGTCCAATGAAGGATTGTCATGAAGAAGTTATGCTCGTTTTTCTCCAAGCTCCTAACCTGGTTGGGGATCGCACCAAAGCAGCCGACAAGCAGCTCAAGCAGCTTGCCATCGAGTTCGATATGTCGGACATCAAGTCCACAAGGGAAGGCGAAAACCAAGCGGGCTACCTCAAACGCAAAAACAAGTTCTCCGAAAAAGAGTACGAACAAGCCGAAAAGTACGCCACCCGTAAAAAAGGTGTCAACAAAGACAAACTCAAGCCCGCAGTCCCGCAAGTCCAACAAGAGGCTCGACCAGGAGATGGGGCGATATGGGGCGGTGGATTCCAAGGGATGAATATGCAATCTTTACTAGGCGGAATGATCAAACCAGTCAGAGATGAGCAAGTGGGCTTGACACCAGGACAAGCTGGTATTAAAACAGGACCTACAACACTTCCTGGCGGTACAATGAGAGATCCCGATAACTTGCAGATCAAAAAATGAAAATCCCGTCAAATAATACTGAGC